TTGTTAACCTCCGTGCCCGTTCCTTAACTTGAGAAGAAATAGCTAAAAACGCTTGCTCTCTTTCCACCATCTCAGGGTGGGTCTGGTGATACCGTTCAACATGCCGCGCATCATTCCGCCGATCATCTTGTTTCGAGCACTCCTTACATTTCCCAAAATGCTTATCCCGTGTTTGAGGGTGTCGATAGAATGCTGTTAACGGCTTCGATGCGAGACACTTGAAACACCGTTTAAGGATCACCAGACCCATGACGGCCCTATAACTGATCGCTGTAATCTACGGCTCCGGCGACCGTCGCTCCGGAGCCCTTACTGAAGGGGACGTCTTGGTCCACCGGCTTCTTGTTGACTTCCTGCTGCAACTGCTCCGCCGTCTTGTAATGAATTTCCTTGTCGTAGTTGGCGGGGGTGAAGTTGGTCTGCTTGGTCTTCTGGTTGGTCGCCGGATCGGTCTTCTCGATGGTGTAGATCTGTTGCAGTTCCTTGATGTCCTTCTTCTCCACGAAGTCGAACATGGAACCGACAGACGCCGCCTTGTCACCCACCCTTGACGCATCGAACGTGCATCCGGCCAGTCCGCCGCGCTTCACAGCATGCTTGGTGAGGAGTTCGAAGGTCTGGGGCTTGGCCACCAACAGCTTCTTGGTGTCCTTGTAGGTCTTGGTCTTGTCCTTGGACTGAATCTGCCGATGGTCGATGATGGTAAACAACGCCACGAGTGACGGTCTGTCCCCCGACTCACAGATGGGGCACTTTTCCCCGGAGTCCGGGTTGGTCTTCTCGGGACAGACGAAGAAGTTGTTCCACGCCCCGTTCAGGTACAGGTTGTGTTCGTAGTAGCGGGGCGGGTCCGGGAATCCGGCGAGCGGTCCTTCCGTGCTCAGTTGCCCGTCGATGAAGGTGATTCGGGCTTCTTCCTTCTCCTTGAGCCAGAATCGAAACATCCCTTGCTGTTGCTGTCGTTCTGCGGCGGCTTTCTTCGCCAATTGGGCGCTTTCGGCCCCTCGTTTGAGAAAAGTGAATGCGATATAGCTACCCTCCTCTTATTGAGTTCGTGCGAACTCTCCGTGCAGCATTACTGCTGCCTTTTTATAAGCCTCGTGGGCTTCTTCTGCAGTTGCGTGGAGACTACTATGGACAAGTTTCCCGTTCAATTTCAATCGAGCCCGGAATTTTGAACACTGTTTCTCCCAGTACACACCCTTGAATCCACTAAGGTTATTTCTATACCTCCCGCGATTAGCTAACTGCTGCGCTGTTGTGGCGGGACGTAAATTCCGCCGCCGATTATCCAAAGTGTGCCCATTTTTATGATCTACCTGAACGTCACTAGCAACCCCCAAGATAAATCTTGCCATCAAAATTGGATGGTTCTTTTTACCGTCCCATTTCGACCGGATAGCATAATGACCGTGCTTTGTTCTGAGCACCCACCACTTCCACTGGGACAACCACAAGAAATCAGCACCATCCACTAACGCAAACTCTCCCTTCGTCAGTGGAATACGTGCTGTGAACGCCAAAGGTTCCTCCTACTGGTCGTGATACGACCGATCTACTGTTGTAGCACAGGGGGCTCTGGTTTGTCAAGAGCCTCGTTCTGTGCAATTGGTTGCACGCTTTGCATGATCGCAATGTCCTGCTTCAGCAACGCCAACTGCTCCATGATGACTTTCTCGATGACGCCGATACGAAAGCCCACGAGCTTGGCAACCGTCCCCATGGTTTCCATATTCGCCTCGTTTGCCTCCTTGTACGTTTGGGCGATCTGTTCTAGCTTCTCTTCAATGGCATTCATAGACACTCCTGAATTCTGTCACGCAGGTAATCCACATGACACTCTGCCGGATCCTTCACCCCCTCATCCAGTTTAATAACCTTATGGGTTAATCCCAGTTGAGCGCAGTACTGGGCGTAGCGTCCGATGCTCTCCTGCCCCGCCTCGTCTCGATCCGGGATCTGAATCACCGTGCCGCAGTCCCCCAGTTTCTTCATCTTTTCGCGGGTGGGTTTGGCCATGAGATTGGCCACCGTCTTCGGGAAGGCTTGCACCGTCTTCATACAATCGAATTGCCCCTCCACCACCACGACGGGTCCGGGCTGGTTCAACACCTCTTCGTTGTACCAGCACAGACGAGCATTGTTCACGCCTTGAAAGGTATAGTCATGGTGTTTGTGCGGAACATCATCCTTGATGGCTCGGCCTCGTGCCCCGGCAAAGCGATGGTACACATCCCGGTACGGAGCCACGATCATTTCTCGCTTCGGATCGTAGCGGAGATCGAACTGTTCCACCGTGTGCAGACCTACGTTTCGTGACGCCAGATACACGGCAGACTCGATCACCCATTCTGCCTTCTTGAAGCTATCGATCCAGTACTGGGGCCACTCTTGAAAGGATTGCTCAGCCGCCGCGAATTCCCCATAGGGCGGGAGTGGTACGACATGCTGTTCATCGCTCAGGAGTTGATGGCACTGGGCAAAATCGTAGTAGCCCTGCCCCTTGGAGTACATCTCGATGCTGTGGAGCAGTTCCTCCGCACTCCCCTGCCGACAGGCGAAGCACATGAAGAAACTCCGGCCCCCCGGTACCACACTCAGGCCGAAACTCGGGGACCGATCCGTGCGGTGCTTGTGCGTCCATGGGGCGAGTGGACAACTGCCCTCCACCCACCCGTTATCTTTGACATGGATCTGCTTGACTCGTAACGCTTCAAGGAAGGCTTTGCACTGGACGGCGTCCATCGTTACAACAGCGTCAGTTTATTTCCGCCGTTCACGTCTGGGGTGATGCGTACGCCCGGTACGAACGTCAGGGCTTCTGCCACCGAGTTCGTGCCATCGTGGTTGCGCTGGTGTGTCGTCACCTGTACCACGCACCCCGCGCCGGGGATCTCCATGGCCTTGGTGCTTTTCATCCAGCCTTCCGCCTGACTGGAGGCTTTGCAGAGCAGCCGAAAAGAATCTCCGTTGCCAACGACTGCGACATCTGGCACGTTCTCGCGGGTCTGCGCCACACTGGTGTTCCCTAACGTCTTGTCCATCCCATCCTCCTACATCCACGTTTCCGTAACTACCGGATCATCATCCGGATCGCGGGGAAAACAGATCGCACCAGCCGGGATCTGCTCCCGCGCTTCATCCAACGTCTCACACAACGTCACGATGGGGCGATGGACCAGCCCCATGTCCGACACCCACCACTGCCGCACAGCAATATGGCGGGGGAAATCAGCGGGATGACTGTAGATCGTCCAGCCGACTAGGACTTCATCACCCTCGTCCATGCAGCAGGTTGCCACCATACCCGAAGCACTGGTTGATGACGGCGAGCACGATTAGCAACACGATTAGCGCGTAAATGACTCCGCCATAGGGCGCGAACGACGTCCACCCCGGCAACGCCAGTACCGCACGAACCACTCCCAGCACCGCTGCCGCTATGACCAACGCAATAATCAAGCAGATGATCAATCCCATTACATCCTCCACCAAACCCGAGAACCGATAACTGCGGGGTACCTACAGCGGCCAGCACCCCGACTGATGTCCTTCCGATACGATCACCATCCCACCCGCATTAGGGACTCCCGTACCGGGCCTTACATCCCCTCGATTACTCTCAGCCTCGTGTTCCGGCTCCTAATCAAGGGGTCTTACCCGATCATTTTAATCAAATCCAAATCAGTAAAATACATCCGTGATTTCTTTTAATCTCTCATGATCTGTCTCTCTTACTTGGTGGGGCGGACGGACTTCAGGGTCCGACTCCCCGGTTGATCCACCAGATACTTCTTCAGTTCGAACTCACTGAGTACCTTCCGCAGCGGCGTGATCGCAATGTTGATCACGCTCATCGTAACTGCAGGACCAAACTTTGTCAAGAGTTCCTTGATGAGGGCTAATGGGTCAGGAACCGTGGCTTCTTTCTTTCGTTCGGAGAATTCGATCTCTCCTTCAGGGGAAGAGAAGGTGGCGGGTTGGGCGTCGTCCTGTGTCTCATTGGCCACCGCCTGCAATTGCTTGCGGATCTCTTCCATCCGCTTGACCATCTCCTTGACTTCGAAGTACACGAACTTCCGGTACAGTTCGATATACTCAGTGGTCAGAGCTTCGGTCATGGTGGCCTGTGGCTGTTCTACCCATGCCTTCGGCAACACCATGGGCTCGGTAACCGGTGCAGCCTCCACCACCACCTCGGTCACCGGCTTCTTCAGCATTTTCAACGCCATTAGGAACAGCCCCCTATCTTGCGAAACTTCACGTTAACCGGCTCGTTAAGGGCTCGTTCAATAGGCCAATTCAGAGCTAACCGCCTTTGAAGCGTCACATATTTGAGCCCTGTCTCCCGTGCCCATTCCGCAACAGTCTTAGACACTCCGTTACACTTTAGGACACGATTCGTGGACAAGGCATTTTGCTGTTCTAACTTGGTTGCCCACTTACAGTTCTTTGGTTCGTACCCTTGGTTATTATTGATGCGATGCAGACTGGTTCCCGGTGGTCGGAAACCCATATCCGCAAAAAAAAGCTCAAAGGTCCACCAACGTAAGCACACCGTTCTGCCTGCCCCACCGTACTTCTTGAACGCTCTCGACTTTGGATTCAGGCATCGCTGCAGCATGGAGTCCCATGCGGTATATTCAGGTGATTTGTGACCACCACTCCAGTGCCCATGGCGTGCCTTCCCTGCCATCAAATCCATCCCAATTCTTTTTCTTCTTCAGGCTCCTTCTCCGTGACTAGCGACGGATTAGACTGTCCGAAATTCATGGATATGAAATCCCAGAAAATACTAAACTGTCCTATCTCACCATTCCTTCCTTTCAGGACTTGAATTTTTCGATATTTCATAGTTTCAACAGAATCCTCTTGAAACAGGGCTACCACAATAGAACTGATTTGCCCAATAGCGTCCGTGTATCCCACGTCTTCCAGATCCCCATGGTCACTGCCGCTCTTCTTCTGTTTCTTGGAGGCTTCGCGGTTGAACTGCCAACTGCAGAACGCCATCATCTCCTGATCCGTGCAATGGCGTTTGATCAGTTCGACGTTCTCCGCCGCACGAGTGAACCGGTCCAGCCGGATGTTGCGGTGGCGGAGAAGATACGCCCCGTCGATGAAGATCACCGGGCATTCCAGCATGT